CTATTTTTCTTCTTGTAAATGAACCTTTTATAATAGTTTTATATACAATTATTGCTGCTAACGAAGTACCTTTATCTTGCCTATAAGGGTCATAACCTATTTTATATGCTCCTGGAACAGGAACTTCTGATGGATATTCATATATAATTGGACAACCTTCTAATGAAATATTATCAGGTTTCATCTTATATACAGGATTAGCACTACCATCTAAAATAGGTTCTGCTACCACTTTACTTTTACCAGCATCAAAAAATAGATTAACAGGTGTTCCTTTTATTAAATGTAAATTTTTACTTCTAACAATTTCTAATCTTCTTTTCAATTCAATGATAGGAAAATTATTTGTTGATACCATACCAAATGCTTCAAAAGGACCAAGAGGTTTTTCTTGCATTCTCTTTTGCATAGCAGCATTAGTTGCTCCATTATCAACACGAAATTTTCTTGTAGCTAATTCAGATGAAATAGCTGATGCTTTATTTGAATTTCCTTGTTCATCATAGTGTCCTGGCATATTCCAAGATATAGGATGAAAGAAACCACACTTCATATCTTCACTATCTTTATCCCAAACATTTTGAAAAGGAAGTAATCCAAATGCTAAAGGACTACTATGCATTTCAGCATAATCTGCTGTACCACCAGTCATATCTCCAGATGTACCAAATATTGTAATAAGACCAGTTTTAATATCACCATCCATTACACAATCTTCTGATGCAACATAACTATCTTTTAATAAACCAGGAGTACCAAAAGAACCAGCTTCTTCAAATATTAAGTCATAAGCATCTTTTCCCCTTGCAGAATCGGGATTATCTTTAAAAGTTAAAGACATTATTTCTGACATAAATCCTCTCTCAATAGGTACACCTGCTTTTATTTCTAAAGTAGATGCTCTGATATGTCCTTTACTTATCTGATTAATAACATCTCTTGGATATACCCAAGGAGTATGTTGAGAAATAAAGTTAAGGTAATTATTTGCCATAGTAAATATACCTTTTGGGTACAAATACTTTTTATCTTCTGCACCAAATATAGTAAGTTTATTAGGTTTTGTAAGATAATTATTTACCCCAATAGAAGCATTCTTAAATGAATAACCTTTTCTTCGAGATTTACCTACTATAAGATTATATCCACCATAAAGATAATTTGGTTCAATTTTAACATCAAGATGTAGAGAATCAAACACTTCTTTCATTTTAAGTGCTTGTTCTAAATCAGGTAAACTGTATATTTCATCTGCTTCTTCTGGTAAAATTAAACCTGAATCTAATATACCATTTCTTGCAATTTCTCTACACCAATAATAATTATAATCTCCATCCCAAAAGTCAGGAAAATCTAATTCTTTCTTACCTTTCTTTGCTCTTTTATTTTTAATTAAACCATTATCATCTTCTTCTGTTTTCATAATAGGACAGAAGTTCAAATAAAAATAATGGTCTCCTGTAATCCTTACTCCTCCAACAGAATAACCATTTAAACATCTTCTTCTTTGTTCTGTCCAATATTTTAACCAATCAGGTGAATTAGCTGGTGATGAACAGTACATATTATACTTCTTGAAATTCAGAGCTTCTTCTCTAAATACTTGAGAGTTAATCCAAATACCATCTGGATTTCTAATACCATCTAATTTACCATCATCATAAATATCCATACATTATAAACTGTTTGGGTCTGCAAATGGACTTACCACTTTTTGACCTCGATTTTTTACTTCTTCAAATATTTCTGTATCTACTTTATCTTTCAAAGTATTAAGATTTTCTAATACTTTAGAAGTATCAATTAAAGTTGAAGTTATTTCTTTAGGTTTATACAAAGGTAAACCTGTTTTCAAGTTTACAAGTTTCATATCAAATGTATTGAAAAAATCTTGTATTTTTTCAGCAGCAATTTTAGCTGACATATAATAATTATAAGTAACAGATGCTTCTTTTTGAAACTGAATCATTTTCTCAATTGCAAGTTTAATCAAATCATCTTCTATCCAGTCTGGTCTTGTAATAATATCAGCAATAACTTTTTCTCTTCTGACATTTTCAGCATAACCAGCATAAGGATTTGATTTTTTAGCTGATGTAACAAATTCTATATAAGCAAAATCTTCTATAGCTAATTGTTTTCCAGGTAAATCATCTCTATCCCATATCTCTGAAAAAGGAAATATCAAAAGAGTTTCAACATTTGGTCTTACAATTTTATTTTCTACTGTAAATAATAAACTCATATTATTTGATTTTAAATATTGCTAAACTTCTATTCAACCAACCTTTAATAAATTTATTCATTTTAATATTAGTTCTTACTATGTTGTTGTAAGTAGTATTTCTTTTATTGAACAAACATTCTTCTGTTACATATTGCATTTTTTCTCTTGTAACAGGACCAATAACTCCATCTTGAGGAACTCCTGCACAAGATTGCATAATTTTAATTGCTCTCATATTACCCATATTATAAGCAGTATCAAAGTACATAAGTCTTGCTTCTAAAGGAAGTATGAAAGCATTAATAGCTCTGTAATATTTTGTATAAGCAATAGCTGCTGCTTCTTCATAAGTGGTATCTTTAAAATCATCAAAATTTTTAAATAAACCAGAATTAGAATTATAAGCAATTCCCCATAATGTCCAACCACCAGTATCACCAGCAACATTGTGAAGATTACCTCCAGCTTTAGGATTAGATACTCCTTCCCAAACTAATGTTCTATTGAATATAAATTCTTTAAAATATTCAAATTCTTTTTCTATTGTTGGATTAGCTTTTGCTAATCTTACATAATCATTTACTAATACTTTTGCTCCCATTATTCTCTTAATTTTATGCCATTTATAAATAATTCATCTTGTGAACCATCTTTATATACAACTGTTATTATTTTACTAAATTCTTGATTTCCTATTATATGATTAGGTATGTTACCTGTTTTAAATACTACATTTAACATTCTTTTTTTATCATCATATTCACAGGTAGTACACCCACAACCAGGAACTATTAAAGTTATTTCTTTTATATATGGGGTAGCAACAAAAGATAATGGTAATATTTTATTTTGTCTAATGTTACCAACCTTGATTACTTTATTAATCCAATTTTCCATAATTATTTTGTTTAAATTTTAACCATTCTTTTTTATTCATCATATTTGGATAACAAGGTTTACCACATTGTTTGTCAGCCATTTGTAAAGCAGTAGTATCACAACCACATAATTTACAACTTCCTTTCTCATAGCATTCAATATCCATTACACTTATTCTCCAAACAATTTGTTCAAAGATATGCTTCCTAATTAACCATTTAAAGTGTTTGCTATAATACAAATTATATCTATAGTAACCCTGAAAATATGCAAATATATCACTAAATTTTTTCTTCTGTACCATCTTGTAAAAAATTTTCAATTAAAGTCTTTTTTTCAAAGTATGTTTTTGCATCAAGTTTTAATTCTTTAAATTGAACTGTTAATCTTCTTAAAATAGCTTCTGCTCTTTTAGGATAAACTAAAAATGTACCAAAATATTTAAGTCTAATAGTAGGAAACTTTCCACTTTCTATTTCTTTTTTAGCATATAAATATTGAGTTCCACAACATTCTTTCATTTGTTCAAATGTCAATCCTGGAAAAGATTCTTTGTTCTTTTCATAAAATTCAATCATTAATTCTTGACTTTCAATCTTCATTACTTCTTCTTAATTTTAAATTGATAAAATTGCTCTTCATTTTCACAAACTAATATTTTAGCTATTTCTAAAACATTATCAATATTATAATAAATTGCTCCTTTTTGTTCAAGAGATTTAATGTAGTTGCTCATACCAGCAGAAGAAATAGGTGGGGATTGTTGTGATGCCACTAATTTTCTGGCAGCACCATTGAATCTATTTACTTCCACTAAATCTCCACTTAAAGACATAAATCCTGCAAGTACCTTAATTTCCATATTACTTAATGGTGCTGGTATAAGTGAATTTATTATCTTCAAATGCATTTCATAATACTTTTCTTTTTCAAGTATCATTGTTTTTTGAATTATTCTCATATAATTTAATTTAAAATTTTCCTAATGAAACAGCTTCTCCTGTTATTTTGTTTAAAGAATAATCTCCTTCTTGTATATATTTTCTTCTCGCATTGTTTGCAAACTCTTCCATTTTATCTTCATCAGGAGCTACTTTATGTTCATTTATATATTCATCTCTTTGTTGATATATAAAATTTCTCCTCAATGTTTTTCCAGAAAGAATTATATAATCTGGAGCAGGAAGGTCTTCTTTCATAAAGGTAGTAGGTAACTCCCCTTTAAATGATTCTAAATTAATCTCATCTTGTTGAGTAATAATTTCTTCTTGTTGGTTTAATGTTTCTTTACTCATCTTTTTTAGTTTTTAAAAGTGATTCTTTTTCTCTTACTTTATTAACAAAATCAGTAACATAATTTACTAAATACTCCATAAAATATGCTTCTGCTTCATCATTATTTGTTTTAGGTTTAAAACCTATTTTCTCAAATAACATATTTTTAGCATGGACACATTCATGTGTAATAATACCAGCAGTAATAGGATTATTTTTATCTGTTGGGTCTAAAACTATTGTTATACATTTAAGTCTTCTTGGTCCATGACTATTTCTCCAGCAAGAAGCAAAATAATCTTCTTGATTTTGATTTATAGCTTTATTTATTTTATCTGTTTCATCTCCTACAATTACTTGAAACAAGTGTGAATCATATATAGGAAGTCTGTGAATTTTTTTATAAAACATATTCATTTTAATTTGAAGCAAAGTTAAGATAAAAAATTAAAAAATGGCTATTAATATAAAAAATTTTATAACCTAAAAAAAAGACCTACTAAACACAAAGTCTAATAGGTCTTAAATATAAAATAACTTGGTATTACTTTTCAGTTTCAACTTTCTTTTTAGTAGTAGCTTTAGTTTCAATTGGTTTAGTAATAGCTATAGGAGCTTCTAAACTTTCTTGAATAGTTACTTCATCAAATTCTTTTTCAAATCTTTCTTGTTTATATACATCAAAACCTTTATGTGTCTTAACTATATAATCATTTGGTAACACTTTCCATTTCATACTTGGTTCTCCAATTACTTCTGGAATGAAAATAACATCTTCTTTTTCAAAAAAGTTTTCAGCTCCTACAAATTCTTTAAGTGATTCTTTATCACCAAGATACTGTTCAGCTTGTACAAGTTTTACATAATCTTTCATAGTTATAAATTTTAATTAATATTAATTTTGACAAAGGTATGAAAGTAATTTAGAAGTTGATAAAGGAGTTTGTAAAAAAATTTTTTGGTATTTTTTTTGAAGAAAATATTGAGTGTGTATGCTACCTTGAAACAAAACCCCCACTCATTTTAAGTAATCGAATATCCCCCTATACCTTTTAAACACTAAATTTTTCAAGGCGGAATATTAATATTACTATATGTATCTCTTGAGAACAGATGCACATTTCAAAACCCTCACTTATTATTAGTATGTACATATTCATATTAACTATATTAAATATTCATCTGTAACTTCCTACTTGATTGTGAGCGAAGCCAAAGTTAATATTAATGTGTTAATATAATATAATGTACTAATACCAATAGGGCAAAACCCTCACTTATTAATAGCAATAATGCTAACATTTTAAAGCCAGGAGTGGATTATAATACTTACCCAACATTATGAGTACAACAGCTAACAACATCAAATTCTACACAATTGCTGAATTTAAAGAAAGAGTTGCTTTATCATCTGAAAAAGCACAAGTTGTAAAAAATCCTAATACAGGAAAACTATTCTTGAGCATTGGTTCTACCAATTTCAAATGTCAGCAAGACATTGATGGCTCTAAAGAAATGAAAGTTCTTGTAGATGGAGATGACTATGAAAATGGTTGTCTTACTAACATCAAACCATCTGCTGATAATGTGTTATTCACATTGTAGATAAAGATACTGCATACTTGCTTCCATTAAGGAGTAGGTATGCAGTTATTTTTTTTCTCCTTTAAACTGTGTTCCGTTTTCAAGTTCAATTTTATTTGAACATTTATATATTACAAATATGATTAAACTTAAATTGATTATGTTTGATACTTTCTTTTTTTTATCTCTTATACTGTTTCAAAACCCTCACTTATCATTAGAGTTGCACAGGATAGTGTAATAGGTGTTGTATGGCACTATAAGAAGGCACAATAAACAAACTCTTATGAACATAATATGATATTGAAATCATAATTAAGAGTTTGTTTTCTATTTAAGAGACTAATACGCAGAGTAAATTAACATTTAAAATGTGTTTTAATTGTGTTCCATATAACTTTCATAGTAAAATGAATAGAAACTTAAATAGAAGATTGTAAATTAGTTTGAAAATAGTATTTGGTATTGCATAGAACTCAATGATAGCGTGGCATAGCACCTTACAACCTCTTTTGAACTCTTTTTAATTTCACTCTATTTCACAACAATTATCTTAATAGCTAAAACTTAATTATTTAATAATCTCACTACTGACAAATAATAACTGAACATTGTTATTTTCTATCATAATATTGCTTGAGAACAGTATTATGATAGAATAGGTAGTTTATATAAAAACATAAAAGAGTATTATCCTTGAAGCTGGAACACATAAGATTCACAACCTAAATAAAAGCCTATAATAGTTGTGAGATACTCTTTTTTTTAACTTTAAATTCTATCACTATGTCATATCCAGAAAATTGGCTAAAAGATATACCTTATCTTCCATTACAAGAATCAGATAAAGTTCCAAAAGAACTTAAAATAGGTCAAAAATATCATTGTACTTGGGCATCAAGTTCTGCTATGGTATGGATATTAATTGGTATTAGTAATAACAATCAAGCTATATTACAAACACCAAAAACTAAAAGAATTGTATATACTCATATAAACAATTTAAGACTGATTAATAAAGATGCTGAACAAGCAGCTAAAATCAGATATAAGAAATCATTAAAAAATTAATTCATTAATACCCAACATTATGAAAAGACAAGCATCAGTAGGAATGTATTATTTATATACATTTTTAATATTCACTACATTATATTATATTGTATGGAATCTGTAAAAGAATCGGAAAAACTAAAGTCATTATCACAATTAGAAGACAATGACTTTAAATCTTTTTCTCTATTGTGTAAAGCATTAAGAGAAACAAGAAGTGAAAAATTTATTGATGGATGGTTAGAACCATTATCAATCAAATATGATGTAATATCACAAGACCACAAATATACCATTACAACACAAGATTTTGGTATATTAGATTATTTTCCTAAAGCTAATAAATTACTTATTAGAAAAGAAAATAAATGGATTAAACCAGGATTAAAATGGATAATTAATAATTTGTTCTAAAACCCAACAAAATGAAATCAACAATTCAATTTACAATAGCATTTATATTTATAGTATCTATAATCCTTAATGTTCAATTATATAGAGGTTATACTAAACTTGAAAATAAATTAAATGAAAGACAACAAACAACTTTCATTTGGAATGATGATGAAGAATCTATACCAACAGATAATTCATTGATTACTTTAGAAATGACTAAAGGAGATACAATATATATTGGTCCTTATGATAAATATACTAAAACAGAATAAAATAATAGAACAACAGAGTAATATTGTGGTATCTCTAACTATTCAAACCATAAAGAATAGATTGTTCTATCTTATATGAATATGATGACTTTCAGACTGTAAATTATTTATAATTTATGATGTAGCTATGCCTGTATTCATTATTAAATACATTATGAGTTAGTATTACATTCCTGCTTTATGTAATATTATGAACCTTTGAAACAAGTATAATAGATAGAAGTCTTATATTTAAAGTAAATCTTATAATGTATTTTTTATTAACCCAACAAAATCATTTAACATGAAAGAATTAGAAGAAAAAAAGCCAGATAAGATTGAAATTACTAAACAACAAGTTCAGGAAATTCAAACTGTATTAGAGGGAAGAATGAGACCTCAAAAGAATCATACTCTATTTGAAGTAAATTTAGAGAAGCAAACTATTGAAAAAGCTATCTTTGATGAATTACCAGCAGTAAAATTTGAAGATGCCATGAAAGGTAATATTGTTGCTCAAAAGAAAATTACTAAAAAACCACATTGTATTTATATCTCTGCATTAAACATTAAAAATGTTATCAAAATAATGGCAAGAGATTATAATATAATTGTAAAATAATAAAATGTTAGTTGGTATCACAAGATATTTGTAATTCTTGCTGTTGGTAAGCCTAATATTTTTAATATAATAGATTCATCATAAGATGTAGAAATGCTGTAGTAGTGAATAGTTGTGAGCATTACTCAATTTATTGTTTGTACAGGCATAAATGAAGGAATACACTACGAAGAAAGTTGAAATCACTTTCCTATTATATTTTTTTATCATAGCTTTATAGAGTGGCTTAATTAACTCTTGTAATGATAGTAGAAAATGAAGAGTAATAAATAGAATGTACAATTCCTATTAGAATTACTCTTCAAACTACTATTGAATTTTTAATTTAATCATTTAATTATGAAAGAACCAGATTTTTATGTTAGACCATTCCATACACTTGATTATGATTCAAAAGTATATGATATGAAAGGAAATATTGCTTTTGAATTTATTAATGTGTCAAGAGAAGAACAAGGTAAGATATTATATAGATTAAATGCTATAAATAAAGATACAGAAGAAATACCTGATTATAATCCTATAAATTATTATCCATCAACTTCTATTATTACAAGAAATCATGGAGAAAGATTCATTATGATTAGAGGATGGAGTAATTTAACTTCAAATTATCAATTTAATACTAATAGAGCTTCTGAAATTCAAGAAAATTTAGGAAATTGGTTAGTAGAAAGATTGAGTTCTTAAATTTAAAACAAATAAATATGACTATAACATTAGCAGAATTAAGAAGAAGAAAATTACTTTCTCTTGATGAAAGAAGATATTTAAAAAGTTTAGATTATCATAAAGTATTATGTATTAATTCTGTTGGAGAGAGAATTTGCATTCATTTTTTTCATATTAATGAAATCAATAGTGTAATAAAAGAACTTGAAGAACTAATTGATAAAACACCAAATGATATTTATACTAAAACAGGTAAAACTGTTGCTTTTACATTAGCCACATTTATTAGTTTTAAATTCAAAGCTGTAAGAAATAAGAAATTATTAAAACCATTACCACATCATAAAGAATTTGAAAAATCTTTTGATAGTAAAAAAACATATTTGATTTTAGATAACCAAACAGGTTATTATAAAATAGGAAGAAGTATAAATCCTCTAAATAGAGAAAAAACTTTAAAAGCTGAACAACCAAATATTACTTTAATTTATACTTGTGATGTAGATATAGAAAATTATTTACATAAAAAATATAAACATAAAAGAATAAGAGGAGAATGGTTTAATCTAACAGAATTTGATGTAAAAGAAATTGAAGAAATTTACTTTTTGAAGAACAAAGAACCAAATATTTAAAGAAACTTCATAGTTATAGGTCTTTCACAGAGTGATGAAGTTTTGTTTCTTGTCTGCATGGCAGCGAAGAAGAACTTCGTGAGCAAAGTTATAAGAAATAAAATTAACAATCAAGTATTTTCATATCAATATAAAAATACTTATTAACAACTTTTTAAAATGGAAGAATTAGTATCATATCTAACAGCTAAATTAGCTAAAGATAAAGGATTTGATATATCAACTCAAGATAAATACCAATTTATTAATTGGGAACATCCTGAAATGGGTACAATATTAAATCAGGGAGAAAGAAGATTTGGTGGAATATCTAATTGGAATCATTCTTGTTTTCAAGATAAATATAGACAATATGTATCAGCACCTACCCAAAGCCAATTGCAAAAGTGGTTAAGAGAAGTTCATAATATTAATGTCTGGTGTTTTATTGTTGATGAAAATATATGGTTGAACAATATAGCTTCACATAATTCTCCTATTCAAGGAAAATATGAAGAAGTATTAGAAATTGGACTTCAAGAAGCACTTAAATTAGTTATAATTCCATTACCTTCTTTAGATGCTGGTAATTAACAAATCCTTACAAACATTATGAACTTTGAAACTGTAGTAATATATAGTGATGATGACATTATAGATGTCATACATGGTAAAAATTCTGAATTATTAAGAACTCTTAAAAAACATGAAACTTGGGAAACCATGATGGAAGAGCTTGATGAACATAATAAAGAACCAAAAAATATTAATGAACTTTTGTTAGAGCATGAATCTTCATTAATAAATAATCCTTATTCTATCAGAATAAAATTATTTAAAAATCAAAATTATAAACCTTAAAAATAACACAGATGAAAAATCTTAAATTTTTATTACTAACTTTAGTAAGTTTAGTAATATTCTCTTGTTCAACAGATGAAGTTGCAAGAACCTCTTCTGAAAATCAATTCAAAGTAATTGTTTCAGCAAGTATTACAACCAATAACTGTAATACAATTACAAGTCCTTATATTGTTGATACTCAATTTATATCTGACAACAATATAGAAACATTTACTAATACAGGAAGTAATCCTTCTCAAATTGATTATGAAAAAGTATTAAGTGGTAATGTTATTGGAGTTAAACTTAAATTACCAGCATTCAATAATGCTAATGCAAATTCAGGTAAAGGTATAGCTGTTCAATATGTAACAATTAAAATAATAAATGTTCAAACTGGAGAAGTAGTTTTAAATAAAACACATACTCAAACTTTCCAATTGTTTATTTGTATTGATACTATTTATGATGGTACATTGTTATATAATACTCAAACAAACACTTATACTATAACAAAAAGTGAGTGGCAATTTTAAAAAAATATTAAAATTAAATAAATAATTATGAAAGAAGTCTTAAAAGTTTTTGGAGTATTGGTAGTTATATTATCATTATCCTTTTTAATTGGATTATCAGTAAGAAGCTGTAATCAAGGTGTAAAAGCTACACACATAGATGATGCAACCATTGTTTATGAAGAATATCAAGAGATATTCAATACTTGTTCAAAATTGAATACTGATTTAGGTAATATGCAAAGTTTACCTGAAACTGATAAAATGTTTGAACAATTTAGTAAAACTCAAAGAGTTAATACTATAAAAACTCAATTAAATCATTGGGTAGAGGTTTATAATGGTAAATCTAAAATGTGGGGAAGAAGTTTATGGAAATCCAATGAACTACCATATCAATTAGATGTAAATCAATTTTCTAACTATAACAAATAAAAATTATGAAAAAGATATTTTTAATATTAGCATTAACATTTTTATTATTTTCTTGTGAACAACAAGGAAGAAATAATAAATCAGCTTTACATGAACAAGCTCAAACTGAAGTAAATCAACAACAATTGAATCAAGTTCAACCAGCTCCAAGAATTACATGGTCATTAGAAAGAGATAATCTTATTAAGAGATTCAAACTTCAGAATGATAGAACAGTAATGTTTTATATGTATATTTTTATTGAAGGAGTTCAAGACCCAATTGGATATTACCAAGTTAATAAAATTAGTTCTGTTAATTCACAATTAACTAATACTGAACAAATTATAAAAAATTCTTCTTATGAAGCTGGGTCATATTCAGTCTTACCAAGTCCTGCTGAAGATGGTAGTTATGGTACAAATGGTGATGCAGTATTTGGTTTTACACCAGAAGATATTTATATAGAACATAATATGAAATATGTTGTATCTACTGTTCCATTATCATTTAGAAATCCTGTTAATAGATTAACTATTATATCTGTTAAGGACCAAGCAAGTTTAAAAGTCTTAATGGACAAAATAAATTAAAAATATAAAAAACATAAGGTATATTACTTTATGTTTTTTTATTATATAACCCTATTTCAAAACCCTCACTTATTTGTAGCATTACAATAAAGTTTCTCTTTTAAGAGTATTGTAGTTCAAGGACATTAGAGTGTGAATATTAACCCAACATAAAATTATTAACAATGACAAAGAGAAACAGAATATTAGTAGGAAGATTAGTAGCTTCTTCTAATAAGATAAGAAACATTATGGGAAAAAGATTAGAAGTAGAAGTTAAATACATTCAAAATGGTTTAACTAATAGAATAATCTCTCAAAATGTAATTGGTGTAAGAGCAAGTCTCCACTACTAAAACATCAAATGATTTAAAGTCCAATTAATTTTGGACTTTATTTTCATAACTTTTTAAAAATTAATCTTATGATTGAAAAAATTAAAAACTTCTTTGCTCCAACCAAAGCACAAAAAACATATAGTCAAGCAGAAAAAGTTATATTTCTTATGCAACAAGAATTTGATGTTGATGAACAATCAAATATTCTAATAGAAATGAGAAATATACTTATAGCTGACAGAAAAAAACAAATAGATATTTTAACTAATGATTTAGCTAAATTAGAATCTATGTAAGAAACATTGTTGATAGAGTTGGGTTTATTAACAGAAGATGAATGAATCATGTAATCCTTTAATTAAAGTTTTGATTCATTCATTTTTCTAAAAATTAAATTTCAAGTAGAGAGAAAAAAGTTCTGGAAACTCTCAATAATATTCCAGGTCATTGACATAGCACCAATCTTCTAAATTGGCAGGACAGCTTAATTAATGTATAATAAAAACTTGAAATTTATCCTTTAAATTAGTAATGAAAAATGTCCAGGTCTGTGGGGCAATAAAAGTACATGAGGAAAATTACCACAGGAAAAACTTACAACTGTATGAAATATAGCAGATGTCCTTCATGTTTAAATTGTAAATGATAATAAATACCTTGAATTTCGGTAAGGAGTTAATTGAGAACCTCTATTTTAGGAATAGTGTATCAGTTTATTAAATATGTTACAGCTTTTATTATATTACTAATTTATCTTATAAATCTTTTGCTTTCTTCATTCAGAA